AATTATGCGCCCCTTACAGGGGCAAAGTTTGTGTTAAACATAAACGCAGGGGCAAGCCCCTGCGCTATAATCTGTCGTCCCTACGGGACTTGCCTATTACGAAAGTTTCACCGGACACCAATAATAAAAGAACAACTTAATGTCGGTATTACAACAACCATGCATTTCATGCAAGAACGATATTTGTCGCACACGACACAATAATAAAGGCAAAATGTTGTTATATATAATGAAAAGTCCAACTGGCAACACCAATATGCAGCACTGGACACATTAAACGGAACAAAGAAAGTAATGGATAAATACCTGTTGTTTATAATATTGGCATTTGTGGCCAGCGTGGTTTTCGGACTTGTCCTGATGCCGGTGATAATGAAGTTCTGCATGAAACGCAACCTCTACGACCTTCCCAACGGGCGCAAGGTGCACCAAAACGCGGTGCCGAGGCTCGGCGGTTTGGCGTTCATCCCGTGCATGCTCCTTGCCTTTGTCATCGCAATGGTGGTGCTCGGCAATGTCACGGGACACTACTCGCAGATAACGATAGGGCTATGGTCGGGCACATTCCTCGTGAGTCTGTTCACGATTTACACCGTAGGAATAATCGACGACGTGGTAGGGCTCAGCCCAAAGGTGAAGTTCATAGCGCAAATACTATCGGCAAGTCTTCTGCCAGTCTCGGGACTTTACATCAACAACCTCTACGGTTTCTGCGGCATACACGATGTCCCGTTTATCGTGGGAGCACCGCTCACGGTGTTTGTAATAGTTTTCATCGACAATGCCATGAACCTCATCGACGGCATCGACGGACTGGCCGGCGGACTGTCGCTGCTCTCTTTGCTCGGTTTTCTGGCGTGTTTCGCCCGCGAAGGCGTGTGGACTTACTGCGTGCTCATTGCCGGACTCATGGGCGTGCTCGTGGCCTACCTCTATTTCAACATCTTCGGCAAGGCCGAACGCGGCACTAAAATATTCATGGGCGACTCCGGAAGCCTCACTCTTGGGTTCATCCTCGGCTTCCTAGTCATCAAGTTTGCCATGAACAACACCAATGTTATGCCTTTCCGCAACGACAGTCTGCTCATCTCCTACACCTTGCTCATCGTACCATGCTTCGATGTGGTGCGCGTCATCATCACACGTCTGCGCGACGGACAGCCCTTGTTCAAGGCCGACAAGCGGCACATTCACCACAAATTGCTGCAATGCGGCATGACACAGCACACCGCCCTTGTCACCATTCTTTCGCTCGCGCTGGCATTCGCTTTGCTCAATTTCGTGCTCTATCCCGGCATGAACGCCACATCGGTGGTGGTTGCCGACATAATCGTCTACACCGCATTCCACCTCATACTCGACTTGGTGATAAGCAAGCGCAAGTCGCACGGCACCGCCGAACCGGCAAGCCATGCACACGGCAACGACGCCGCTTGACAATGGCCATCACTTCAAGAACACCAGCCAAACGGCGGCAACAAGGCAGACAAAGGCCGCAACATGGTTCCAGTGAAGGGCCTCGCCCTTGAACAGCATCGTTGCCACAAGGGTGAACACAATGAGCGACACCACCTCCTGTATCACTTTCAGCTGTATAAGACTGAACGGTCCGCCATTACCGGCAAAGCCTATGCGGTTGGCCGGCACCTGGCACATGTATTCAAACAACGCTATTCCCCACGAAAACAACACGACGGCCACAAGCGGCCAGTTCTTGCTCACACCCGTTTCCTGCAACCGCAAATGGCCATACCAGGCAAAAGTCATAAACACATTTGAGCAAACAAGCAGCAAAACAGTATAAAATCCTTGCATAATCTTTTTGAGTTTTCTTTTAAAACACTACATTGCGCCCACCGATACGGCAACAATCCTGGCCTCGCAAAACAACTGCAAGACACTGGCAGAAGCGGCAAACACGACTGCAAAATTACACCTTATCGCCCTAACAGCAAAATTACCGCTAGGCGAAAAGCCTGCATCACGACAGAAAACAAACCTTTACAACCGCTTTTTCCACCTGTATTTCCGCGCCATTTAGGCTGTGCCAAAGCCGCGCGACATTGGTTAAAGAAAGCTAAAAGCACCCACCCCATTAAGATTTGTCAAAAAAAACACATACCTTTGCACAAGTTTTTTAAAAGGAAAGGTGCTCGAGTGGCTGAAGAGGCACGCCTGGAAAGCGTGTAAACGTCAAAAGCGTTTCGGGGGTTCGAATCCCCCTCTTTCCGCTGAAAATCAGCCTAATGAGAAAGTTTTAAAGACGTTTTTTTTGAACAAATCTTTGCAAAATTGGGTAAAGATAGGGAAAATCCACCGCAGATAAACCGCAAAAAACCGCAAATACACCGCAGCTAAAAATGAGTGGATATGGCAGTAACAATTCATATTTATTTGGATAAACGCTCCGTAAAACGCGGAGAGGAAGCGCCCTTAAAAATAGGAATAAACAAACAAGGGTCTTCTGCTTACATAAATCTTGGTAGGAAAATATATCCTACGCAATGGGACTCGCATAAAGAACGTATCAAAAATAGACCAGACAAGGCCATTCTGCAAAGTTTCATAGATACGCAAAGGAACGCTATTTCGTCTATCATTATGGACTTGACCAACAAGGGTGAGCTTGTAATGCTATCAGCTACGCAAATCAAAAATAAAGTCTTAGCTATACTAGAACCAACTGCGAATACATCAAATGGGTTTTATTCACGTTTCATATCTTTTGCCAAATCACGCACAGCCAAACGAACACAGGACATATATAGTGTTACCGCACATAAAATCTTGGAATACGATGCGCAAATTAAGACAAAAACTTTTGAAGACATCAATAAAGATTGGCTTAATGGCTTTGACGCATTCTTGACGAAATCTTCGCCTTCTATCAATGGTAGGAGCATACATTTCCGTAATATTCGAGCCGTCTTTCGTGATGCAATGGATAATGAAATAACAATGTCTTACCCATTCCGCGTTTTCAAAATAAAAAATGAACAAACGCAAAAACGCGCGCTTACATTGACTGAATTGCAGAAGTTATTTTCGTATCATGGTAACGAGAAACAGATGAAAGCCATTGACTTATTTAAACTTTCATTGTTTCTCATAGGTATTAACATAACAGACTTATGCCATTTGACAGAAATTAGCGCAGACGGTTTTATCCATTACAAAAGGCAGAAGACACGAAAATTGTATTCTGTCAAGGTTGAACCGGAAGCCCTCTGTATTATAAACAAATACAGAGGTGAACAGTATCTGTTAGACATCCTTGACCATTATAAAAACGTTCATACGTTTACGATAACATTTGGGAAACAACTCCAATCCATAGATGGATTTTCAATGTTGACATCCTATTGGGCTAGACATACATGGGCAACAATTGCCTACGAGCTTGATATTCCGGTAGATATTATCAGTCAAGCATTGGGGCATTCCTTTTCAACAGGCGCAAAGGTAACACAGGTATATATTAATTTCAATCAGCAAAAAATCAATGAAGCTAACCGCAAAGTGATAGACTATATTATATACGGAGAAAAAGAATAAATATTATTTATATAAAGTCCAAATAGCCTATTTTCCGTGTATTCCACTAAAATTGAAAAAATGAGTAAGTATATAGGTGCGAAAATTTAGCCTATTAGAATTCTTTAAAATCAGTATTTAACTTTCCTTTAACTTAAAATATACTTAACATTATTAAGGGGTGATAAAATTAACAAGTGCTTTCTATCGGGGGACTACCACCCCTTAATAATTTACAAAACATTATATAACCGCAGCAATGATTATATATTCTTTCGCTTTACTACTGCCCCATGTACCGAAGACAACGTGGAAGCCCCGTACATGGAACAAATTGATTGGGCCTTTACACAATTACTTATTTTCTCAACAAGAATGATTATAGCTTCATCTATTTCACACATTGCATCATATATTAAAGGCGCACATTCTTTTTTTTCTACGTCTTTGCTACAAGCCGACCACTCTTTGTTTAGTAGGCTCACTATGCTTTCAATTTTCGTTGTATCTATCATAGACATTTCCGCGATTTGTTATTATTCTCCATACTTCTTTCCGATAGCCGCCAATATCTCGTCCATCTTCTTTTCCATACCGCCGAAACGTTCGTCTATCCGCTGGAAACGCATCTCGGTTTCCTGCCGCTCCCGGAACGTATTGTCGAGTTCTTCAAGCAAGCTCTTGCACGCGACAATAGTATTCTTCGCCACCGACACTTTGGCAAGCGTCTCCTCGGCCTGCGCGTTAATGGCACGCACCTCATTCACTACACATTCCTTGCTTGTGGCTATAAGCAGGCTCCCTGCATACGCCGTCTGCTCCGCATCGCACACAGAATAGGTGTTCTGCTTGCCGCCCGTCTGAATGGTCACGTCCACAAGCATCTTTCCGAAATTCCCAGTCTGCAAGTCGGTGTGAGGCAAACCCACGGCCATTACCTTGCCCTGCTCATATTTCATCGCGTTCCTGTCCAAAAGATATACTGGATAGCCGCTCTTTAAATCTCTGAATATCATATCTTGTAAATTTAAAGTTCATCATAAAAGGAAACGTGTTAAGCAATAGCTAAACTCCTTAACACGCTTCCCAATTCACGTTAAGTAGTGGTTGTCGTAGTGGTCTTCAATGCGGCAATCAGCTCCGCGTTCTGCCTCTGCTGCGACAGTTCAAGTCGTGCGTCGTTGTAGCGTTGCTGCAAGTCGGCCTGCCAATGTTGGTTCAGTACGTCCACGATGCGTTGCGTGTTCATTTCTCCGCTTCGCAGTATGTCGCACTTGTCCTGTTGGTTCTGCGCCGTTATGGTGGCGAGGTTGCGCAATATCTCCGTGGTGATATTGTTGTGACCCTGCTGCATCGCCAAAGTTTGCGTCTGAATAGCATTAATAATGTCCTTCTGCCCGAGCTGGCTCTCATAGCCCATCTTTACAATGTTCTGTTGGGTGGTGCAGCAGCAGTCTTTGAGTTGCTGAACGATGTTCAAGTCACCCAAGTTGGCGGCATTGATTACTTTCTCAGCCGAATAACCCACCGCTCCGCTCACTTGCTGAATGGCCGACTGCACTCCGCATACGGCCTGTTGCAGTTGATTGAAGTCGCAGTTCAGATTGCCAGCCAACTGCCCGAGCGCAGCATTGTTTCCTTTGATAGCGTCCATTAATAGCGATGTATTGTTGCCATCCTGCATCTGTGTGCTTAACTGGTTAAGGCGTGACTGTATCTCCGCATCTTGCACGGCATTATTACGGTTGCCGAACCAGTTGCCGCCACCAAACATCATCATAAACACAAGATAGATGAAGGGGTTGTTCGCCCAGTTATTCATACCATTGCCGTTCATTGCAGCTATCATCTCTGCGGCATTAACACCATTGCCTTTGTTGGCCATTGCGCCGAGCAAACCGCCCATCATCGCGTCGCATCCGCTCGTCGTCTTGATTACTTCTTCTGACATAGTTTCCGTTTTTAGAGTTCAACATACATAACCGGTTACGCCAGCAAAGATAAAGCTTAACGCGCAAAGACTATATAACTCGCTCACACATCATGCAAGCAGCTGAACTGCAAGCGCATAAAGTGATAGAACCCTCTATCATTCGCGTAGAGGCCATATAAAAACGCTTGCAGACATTTGTAAGGCTGGCATAGGAAAGTATAAGGTGCGGAAAGGATAGCCGCTTGTAGGGCTTTATTTCTTCTTATTCCTAAGATAGTGCAGTATATCCCATTTCTTCCAATATCTCGTGTGGCCGCGCTTCTTACTCTCCCCGTTGGGCAGCTCGCCGCGTGCCACCATACGGTTGAGGGTGGCGTCGCTCACGCGGAGCTTGTCCTTTACTTCCTCCGTGCTCATCATCGGGTTCATCATGTGCGGTAGATAATCCTCACACAACTCCGCTATGTCTTCGTCGGTCATGCCGCACGCGGTCACTCTCTCGCCCCTCTGTTGCTGGTGCCATGCTTCAAGACAGGTGTCCGACAATGATTTCAGTATCATTGCCAGTGTGTAGTAGTTGAATATCTTTCTCCTCATAGCCGTTCAAGAAAATATCCTACGCCCAAACCGAGTGGCATTACAGAAGCGTTCCGTCAGCCCGTAGACATAGAACACTACCATCATAATCATAATGCAATAGTGCGGCATAATCATATCGCTGGTGGTAAATATGCTGCCATAAGTGATATGCACCGCGTTTACGCCGAATAGATAGAAGAATGGGATGCGGAATATCCAACAAAGAAAGAAGAACCTGCTCGCAAGCAATATCACAAGCGGCAGCACATACATCATAAAATAGATAAAACAATGACACAGGATATTCTGCCCGTCAGACACAAACATCTCGCGCGGATGTCTATCCAATTCCACCACGCCTGCAAAGTGGAAAAACATAAGTAACACAGGGATGTACTTGCAGAACCATCTGAAAAATCTAAGTGTTCGCCGTGAATAGCGGTTGCCTCTCTGCATCAACACTGCAACCAACTTGCGGATGTCATTGCTGTCAACAGGAGCAATGGCATAATTGCCGTCATCATCTTTCATAATATTGTCGTTTTAGTTAAGTTATCCAGCAAAGTTAGCCATTATCCGTGTCACCCGGAAGCATCTGCGGTTAAAAAGAAAAGCCCACTTTCGCAAGCGGACTTATCCTGAAATATCAACTCTTTACCTTAAACAAAAACTAAAAAACCAAATAAATGTACATCATGCCTGCAAATATACTGACATTCCGCCAATTACCGTGCGTGCTCGCCCATTATTTCAGCTTTTTAATACGTAGTATATGCCGAAGCCGAGCAATGCCGCCAGTCCCACTGCTTCAAGCAGAGTCTTTGCCGTGCGCACAAGCCACGACTCCCGTTTCTCCACCACGATTTCTTTCTTCGTGTCATTCACCGATGCGGCCAGCGAGTCGCATCGCGTCCTTAATGCTGTTAGTGAGTCGCGCAGCACCTTCTCTGTTTGTGTGTCGCGCTGTGTGTCACTCCAATGCCAAGCGTCGGTGCGCTTCACGTTGCCCAGCTCGTCAACGACAGTGGCAACAGAGTCGCGCACACGACTTGTCTGCACAACCGCCGTGCTCACTGCACGCTCAACAATGCGCTCCTGCACCACCGTGTCGCGCACAGTCCGCGTGACATATTCCGTGTGCGTCTGCTCCACGGGCACATACTTTGTCGTGGTGCAGCCGAAAAGCAGAGTAATCACAAGACAGGCAAACAAACCCCACATCACGCCTTTCAGCGTTGCCCAAAAGCAAGTATTGTAATCATAGTCCTTCACTCCTTGCCTCCTTTCTCCTTCTCGTTCAATATTTCCTCTACGGCTTCGCCCACATCGTTGTTCTTCTTTTTCAGAAGGGCAATAATGAAACGCTTCACCGAGAAATGATTCTTAACCCCGTGCAGGGCGCACACATGGCCCACTATCGAGTCTATCTCCCACAGGCAACCAAAGCCAAGAGCCACGGCAGCTGTCTGCACATGGGTGGCGATACCCAACGGCTCGAAGATACCAAGACCGAAGAAAGCACCGAGTATCAGATAACCTATGTAGTCCATAAACTTGTTGCACGTCCTGCGCCCGGCACGACTTACGCGGAAATGCTCGTGCTTTTTCAGCGACTCCGACAGACCGTACCAGAAATCAAAGATGATAAGCACCACAACGAGTGCCACCATCCATCGTAGGTCATACACCACACCAACAATCTCCGCAGTCATAGTCTTTGTGGCCATTGCGCCACCCGACACAACCATCATCCGCGCTCCCGACGATGATAATGCTCCACTCACTCCGTCCATCGCTGTGCCTCCCATCCTCTGCGTTTTACAAGCCCGGCAAGCACCTTGCCGTTGCTGTATTTCCACTTCTTAAACTCTTCCTGTATGCAGTAGGTCGATGCGCCCGAACGTATGTATTTCAGTAGCGTCGATTCGCGCAGATTGCCAAGACCGAGGTTATACGCAAAGTCTACCAGCGCGTCAAACTTACCCTGCGTATCCACCTTGCGCAAGGCGTTCACAAATGCTTCTATCGGAGCAAGGTCTTGCGTCAGCCACGCGTCGGCTTCCGTCTTGGTGCATTTCGTTTTGGCGGTCACGCCTTTTGTGTGGCCATAGCCGCAAGTCCAAACCCCGGCAGGGCATTTGTATGCCTTTTCAGAGTAACCCTCAAACTCGCGTATCTTTTCTTTTAGTTTCTCGCTTGCTTTCATTTCTTTAATGTTCTATTCAGTTCTAATTACAGCCCAAAGGCATATTGCAGCAATACGCCTTGCACTCCGCTACCTACGAATATGGCCGCGCCGTAGAGCAGAATGTCATCCCATTCCACGTCAAAGCCGCCGTCCTTGGCCTGTTTCTTTTCTCTCCATACCATAGGCGCGAGGGCAAGCAAATTAATTACAAGGGCGCATATAAACCACCCGATAGTTCCAATCACGTTTCTTTCTTGTTTGTTGTAAGCCATAACAATTCTTTTATTAGTTCAACATTAAGGCCGAAGCCCATTATTTATAGGTTCACCACTCCCCACGTCCCAAACACATCCGCAAAGCACGCCACCTCTGCCCAGTACCACGGGTGATGCTTACGCTCGCCCACGGAGAGGC